GTCTGGGGACAAACAAGGGTAGTACTTAGCCACAGATATATGGTCCTCAGATGTGTAGTATGGGTTTGCGGAGCCGTATGGGTTTGCTAACGCTAGGTTTACGTTAATCTTTCTTGGCTGGTTTCTATTGTCAGTAAAGAACAGTAGGTTTTCTATAAGGTCGATACCTAGAACCTCGTGCGTGTCTGAAAAGTTTAGGAAACTGCCACCCACCAAGACTGTGTAATCGTTTGATATTGTGTTATATACAGCTATGTAGTGACCCGATGCAGCTGGTGCAGGGTTTGTTAGACTCGTGGCAGATGAGTCCGTGTAGTTAGTTAAAAACGCAAACAACCTGTCGTTTGTGGTGTCCACATAGAAACCTATAATCTTTAGATTGGTATCTGATAAACCAAAATCTGTCAGCTCTATATTACCAAGAACATTCTCCAAAACCCCAGAGTCACCCCCAGCAGAGTCTGTAACCGAAGCGTTTCTGGCCTCTATGTATTCTCTGTTTGAGACAAGCCTTGGGTCAAGGTCTTTGTTCATCTTAGCCCCAAGAAAAACATTTTTAGTTTCTGCCATTTAATTCTAGTTTTTAATCATCTTAGACTTACCCCTCATTGTCTGAGTCAGTTCGTCTATCTTGAGGTTAGAAAGCCTAATCTTAGCATTCCTTAATTTGGCATATCTGTCTTGTTTCCAGCGTCTTACAACATACTCTGGCTGGTTTACTCGTGTTGATAGTATACTGTAAACGAGGTGTGAGTACATTGCATCCTCTGCCATTTTAGGAACCCTAGAGTCCTCATGGTAAGCCAATCCGTCAGACACATACTCCACAACAACCAATTTATTAGCTAGGTCACTTGAAAAGCTAAACGAGCCAGTTCTTTCGTTTACAGTAAACCACCCGTTGTTCTGTGCCAATGCTGGGTCTAATCCGTATCTCTGCCCAAAGTAGCCACCGTATCCCCAAGCGTAACCCTGACCGTATCCCCACCAGTCGTATCCTTGGTTTACTTGGTCTTGGTTAAATATACCCGTGATTTGGTTTGGGTTGTTTGTATTCCACCTTTCATCCGTCTGAGCCTCAAGCTGTATATTGGTACCAAAACCATCCTGCACAATCCCACCCGTAGAGTCCTGCTCTGGGCTTTGTACTGGGTTAATTGTTAGGTTGTTAGCTGGATATATAATGTGCTTCACACCTATGGAGTCTATCCAAGACAGCCGAACGTAGTTGACGTAGTCCTGTGGTAGTGGTATACTAAGGCTTGCTGGCACAGTTAGTTCTATTGAACTTACACTCTTTAGCGTGTCGTAGCTAAACTCTTGCAGACCTCTCTTTGCGTGGAATATAACATCGGTTCTCTTAACGCTGGGTATAAGCTTACCAGCCCCAACGTAAGCGATTAAAAAGTTGTTTATGATGTCCCCTAGCTTGATGTACGAGTAACCCCCGTAATTCGACTCTAATGCGGTCACGAACAAGGCTACCCTTACAAGTATACTTGGCCCTAATACTACTGGTACAGCGTTTGTACCGCTTACTATAGTCGTGCTTGTGTTTGTTTTAACCTCCGAAGCAACGGTAACCCATGTTACCCCGTTATCGTTACTTGTCTGTAGGTAATAGTTTCTGTCATACTCCCCCACAACACCGTCAGTAAGCTCGGTGTCAAATGTTGTTACAAACTCACTTTGAGTTGACGCAGCACCAAGTGTGTAAACCTTTTGACCAACGTAATACTCTTCATTTGTTTCGGTAATTAAACCCCCGTTTGGTGTTGACATATTCTATTAGCTTTTTTCGTTTATCTCCTCAGCCCTTGCCTCTTGCATGGCAACCTGAATTATTTGTGGGTCTCTAATCACTACACCGAAGTAGAACAACAGCTTGATTATAAAGTCAACCCTCTCTGATACATGTAGTTCTATATCCGTTGAGCCGTATGTACTTGCGTTATTAAAATCAGATGCCTGAAGTGTTATTACAGGTCCAGTACTACCAACACCAGTATTAGTCAATTGACCATTATCAATTGTAATAACATCCCCAACCACATATCCTGTACCTGCTGTGGTTACGCTTAGTGTTACGTTTGTAGGTGTGGTTACGTTTGCAGATATTACAAGCCCAGTACCTGAGCCTCCAGTGTATGTTGGTGTGTATGTATTGATATCACCCCCAGTAAGACCAGTGGTTATACTACTTGTTAGTGTGTTTGTGCCTGTGTTTAGTAGTGCCTCCCCGTAAACTGTGGGGTCGTATATGTACTGACCCAGTGTACCCACATTGTACCCCCATCTTGGGTCTGTAGGTTTTCTTAGGTAGTTTACAGAAACACCTGAATTTATACCGTTTGGCTTAACGTAAAGTCTTTCGTTTTCGTAAAGGTATGTCGGAAAGTATTTTGTCGATGCTGTTAGTAACGACTTCTGTATGTTATAAAAATCATTTCTCTGTAGCCTTTGTAGCTCCACTTCACTGTTATTTAAACCAGTGTAAACCACTGTACCTAAGCGATATAGGTCAGTTGGTAGTGTGTAATAAGGTGTGGTTGGGGTTGTGGTATTATCGTATGTTGCGTCACCGAAAGACTTGAATATAGAAAGCTTTTCATCGGTGTTCATTATCCTGTCCGAATAATCTGAGTCAGCCTGTGGGACACGAAGCTGTTGGTTTAGTTCCTCTGCATAGTTCTCAAACATCTGCAACTGAACCTGTGTGGCTATTTTATTAAACTCATTAGGGGTAACGTAACCCCTCTGCTCCTTGTTAAGAATCAGTAATGCGGTCTTATATACCTCGTTAACATTTATAGCCATATTTATTTTTTATTAATTATATGGGCTAGGCCAGTTTTGTTCTGACCTAACCCTATAATATATATTACGTTGTTACATTAATTTTTTCTCGATAGATGAAAATATTTCCATACCCTCGTCTGTCTTGAAAAATGAAGCCATAGCTGAGTATGGGTGTTCATCAAATGGAACGGTCATTAACTTTCTACCATTACTGGCCCAAGTAAATGTGCGTTGGTCTTGAGATAGTTTAATGATACCCTGTTCAGCCGCTTTAATTGCAAAGTTTCTAAGCTGAATATTATCATCTAACGCTAAACTAATAAACAGTCTTGGATTACTCTTAGCCATTATCATAAGGTCTCTTCGTATTTCCTTACTTGTCATCTTAGAAACACCTGAACCCTTTTCAGCTCTAAGTATAGCCTCTGCATGGTCGATGTCAATCTCCCTTGCGGCTGTCATTGCCTCAAGCTCAGTCTCCAAATCCTCTAGCCCATATTCAGCCTCCTGTACAGGGTCAAACTCTCTATAAAGTTTATCCTTGTGTGGGTGATATAAAGACAATAACCTTTGAAGTGACTGCTTCTCTTTAGGTACATTCAAAACACCATCCTTAAAAACAATGTGTTCCATTGTTGCAGAGCCGTTCTGCTCATCTACAAAACAGCTTTTCTGATTTGTTGCGTACCGTATCTCTCTCTGAGTGTTTGTCTCAGTGTCAAACCACAATAGTGGATGCCTTGGAGTGTGTTTACTTGCCAATGTATAAGTTAATGGTGACTTACCCCCTGTCAAATAGTATTGACGGGACTTAATCTCCCACTCATCTTTCTTCTTGGTTTCTTTTACTTCAACTGGCTCAGGAGCTACTGGAGCTTCAATTACAGTTTCAGTTTCTTGTACAACCTCTTCTACTTGAGGTGTTGTTGTTGTTGTTTTTCTTGGCCTTGCCATGATATAATATAATTAAATAGTTTAAAAAAATAAAACTTGGGGCCACATAATGCAGCCCCAAGTTTATAAGATTAATGCTTACGCCGCAGTAGCCTTGAACAACACGAAGTTGTTAGCAGCCTGAGTAACCAAGCAACGCTCAGAAAGGAAATGAACCTTCATTACGTCTTCTCCTGAGGTAGCAGCACCACCTACAGAACCTGTAATCCAAGACTTCATTCTTCGGTCATCAGCTTCAGAAGCACGATAACGAGCGTGAAGGAATGGTCTACGAATGTTAGTACCTAACATCTGGTCGTAAACGGTAGTTGTTCCAGCAGGAACCAATACACCCTCTATGTCTCCTGTAAGACCACGAGTAGAAGCATCGTTAAGATATTTCCAATCAGTCTTGTAGAAGTCGTAAGAACCTCTTCGGAATCCAGAGAATCCTAAGTTCAGAGCCATTTCAGAGCTGTTCTCGAATACTCCGTAAGAAGTACCACCAGCACCGTAAGAGTTCTGAGCAGCAAGCATATCATCCATGTCTAGTGACGTAGCACGATTTAAGAAAAGCATGTTCTCCTCAATAGCACCCTGCTTGTCAAGGTTAGCTAGAATCTTGTCGAAGTCAGCTAAACCACTAGCAGCAGTGAAGTTGTTATACACGTTTCCTCGCTCCTCGATAGCAGCAAAAAGACCTTGTGTACCTTTCACGTTAGCACTAGCACTACCTCCAGCTAGTTGTCCGATAGCAGCAGAACCAGCAGCAGCAAGTTCACCTTCTACAGAAACCATCTCTAGGTAATCCTGAAAACGTAGACGAGTCTCGCCTTCAGCCTTCAAGTACCAAAGGTATCCAGAAAGTCCAGCCTCATCAGTAACTTCAACCCAACCAATTTGAGAAGCGTCAGAACCTGAAACCTCATACTGGTCTTTGATGATTACTGGGCTATTGTTGTACTGAGTGAATGATGGTGTAATAGAACCACTCATAGAGTCAGTACCCTTACCAAATTCAGAACCATATACGAAGATTTTAACCTCTCCACCTTCACCTGGCTGTCCAACAGCAGTAGAAACTGCGTTCAAGTTAGCAGCAGTGTAAGGAAAAGCGTTAACATCCCAGTTAGTAGCTCCAGCAGCAGGCTCGGCATCAACAAAACACTTAACAGAGTTTAGGCTTACTGTGTTATAAACAACAATAGTAGAACCAGCTCGGATAATAGGTTGAATAGATTCTCCAGCAGAGTTTTCACCAGCTACGTTTGTGATTGCTGTTGCACCAGCGGCAATAGCAGGAGCAGAAACAGTAGTAGCTCCTCCACCACCCATACCACCTTCAAAAGAAAGGTGTAGACGGTTTTGCTCAGACCAAATAACTTGGTCAGAAGTCATTGGCATCTCAGCCCCAACCATACGAAGAAAACCAGAGATTGTACGGTTACCGTAACGCTCTACTTCAGCTTCATAGATTTCAGGTAGATACTGCTGTGCGAAGTCGTTTCCGCTTCCATCAGCAAAGTTTAAATAAGAACCTTGAGTAACACTCTTAAAAGGAGTAGGTACCAAGGAAAACGAACCCAACGGGTCGTTAGTTGCAAATGTTCCCATAATTTATTAATTTTTAAATTTATTTTTATTTACTTTAAGTTTGGAGGAGTCAATACCGTTGACAGCCTTAACCTTTAAACCATTTATAAACAGACTGTCGTTTGACGTTTGTCTAGGAGCTTCACCTGTTATGTTTTTAGACTTAACAGAAACATCCTTGATAGCGTCAGCCTTACCCTGCTCGTAAAAGTGTGAGGCAATTTTGTCAACATTTTGAGCTGCGTACATTGCCTTATGATACTCATCAAATTGTTTAACATTACCCTTGTCATCGAGAAACTTTCCCAATATGTTGTTAATGCTAGACTGATTATCAGCAATTGAGTCTGGATTGCTTACCCCGTATCTAAATTTCTTTTCTCCTAGATTGAAATCAAAACCTTTGAAATCGTTTTGGAAAAAGTCCTTAGTCTTAGATTTGAATAAACTTCTAGACTCCTCAGCTTGTTGTTCACCCTCCTTGTAGCGGTTAAAAAAGTCCATTGCCTTTCTTTGTTCGTTGGACTGCGTGGGCCTCGACTTGATTTCCTCGTAGTATTTATCCTTCAAATCATCTAGAAAAGAACGGGCCTTTGAAACCTCTTCTTTTTGAGCAAGTTTTTTTAACTTGATGTCTCGCTCATCATCAAGGTCTTCATCGTAATGAAAGTTTTCTTCCATCACAAAATCTATTTCCTCATCGTCAAGATGTGGTTTTGTTTTTTTATAGTACTCTTTCAATAAAGCCTTATCATCCACAGTAGAGTAGTCTGCGTTTAATCTTACATAGTCCTGTAAGTCCCCACCTGTCTCGTCAATAAACTTTACCAGCTTATCTACACCCTCTGGTAGGTTTACCTTAACCTTATCCTCTGTCTCTTCAACAACAGGCTTTACCTCTTCTTCAGTAATTTCTTGTATTACTACTTCTTGCTCACCCCCATCATCTGAACTGGTGACTTCTTCGGTAGTGCCTTCAGGTTTTGATTCGGGTGTTCCTTTCTCCACTTCTCCGCTAGTTTCGGGTTGGTTGAGTACAGGTATTTCATCTGTGCTTGGCTCTTGAACGGCATCTTCTTTTTTCTTTGAAAGGTCTAACTTAGTTACTGTTTCCTTAGCCTTCTTAGGCTTGACTTTCGATAAATTTACTTTTACTTCTGACATAATATAATATATAATTGTTTAAAATCACTTCGGCTCAAACTGTTCTAAGCCAATACCACCCAATACATCGTTTCCAGAGGACTCAAAGTTTGTTGGTAGTAAGTTGTTTTTTCTTTGGTTGATGAGTTCACTCTGCTGAGTTCCCTGAATCTTAATTCTCTTGTCTTTTCGGTCCTCTATACTCTGTTCTTTCTGACCCTCTGCGTTAGCCCTTACCTGTGCCAACTGCATATTAAAGTCAAACTCAACCTGCATTAACTCTCGCTTAATCTCAGCCTCGGCCCTAAGTCTTTGTATTTCAAACTGAGACTTGGCCTGCTCTATACTAACCTTTTCTTGTGTCAGCGCCTGTTGTTTCTGCACCTCAGCCATTGCAGCCTTTTCAGCAGCCTCAGCGTTTGCCTGTCCCTGTGCCTGAATGTTTTGCATTTGAGCCTGTCTTTCAGCTTCAGCCTTCTTCTTTCTCTTTTGCTTAAGTATTTCGTTGGCAAGCTTTATGTTCTGTATCTCTCTGATGTCTATAACATCCTCTATGTCTATGCCACCAGACTTTAACGCAATCTGTATGTTTTGCTCTAACTGAGCCTTATCCTCATCCTCTGGCTCAAGTTCAAGGTATATACCAAAGTCATGTAGGTGTAACTTACTTATCTCCTGAAGCGTACCCACATTGTATGCACTTATAGCCTCCTGTAGTGAGTTGTTTGTCAATGCAAACTCAATAGAGTCAGCTATTCTTAATGATATGTTTTCACACGTTCTGGCAGATAAATACAGGCTTGACTGTAGTATGTGTCGTGTCGCTACGTTTGATGCATTAGCGGCAAGCTTTTGCAGTCCCACGAGGGTGTCCTCCATTGGTGCGCTACCATCCCTAGCCTCATTGAGTCCAGTTACATCTCTAATCATCTGTAAGTAGTACTGGTATGTATTTATCAACGCACCTAT